AAGCCAAACAGACAGAAAAAAACCGGTTTTGTAATGCTTTGTATGCCAATGCATGCCACATGATTTGTGAAAACTTCCCTACCAACAAACAAGCAAAATGTGATTGTGGGAGAACCATGGAGATAACAGATGTTCGTAACACCCAGGTAGTCGCGGTGAATTTAAAAGAAAGCAACATAATCTTGGATGAGGAGTGGCCAAGCATGCAACAACTTAGGTTCTCAGACCACGAGACAGAACATGGAATGGTGCCATTGATAACAACTAAAAAGAAAATAACACACATGAGAGGAATTCGCTTAAGAAATAAAAGAAACATAATCCCATTGGCACAATTTTCACATATTTCACCCCTGGAAGAACTCAAAACATGCGTTCCAATAAATTTCAGAAATAGCCAGAAGAACAGGATGGTGTCTTTCATCGAAAGGTTGTATAAAACGCCAAACGTTAATTTGTATCTAGCCAGCTTCTTAGCACATTTAGTTCCTTATGTTTTGGCGTGGTGTTACAAAAATAAAAAATTGCCAGACATGAAACCTATCTCCGACTGGAGGGACTTTAACGAGAAATATGCAGCTTTTCTAAAGAAAAAACCCGCACACAGGAAAAGAGCATATGAAGAAAGGAAAGACATGTTTGACGACAAAAGAGCCAGAACATTTAGCACGTTCATAAAGAACGAGAAGCTTGTGAAATTGTACAATGAAGAAGGAGAATATAAGGCGCCAAGAAATATATGTGCCATGCACATCGATTCTCAATACGCAGGTATGGTATCAGATGCTTGCATGGATGAAATCAAGGAGGGCAGAACATTTGCAGATGATGAGATAACGATAACTGGCAACATGACTGGGGAACAGCTAGCAGAAGACATGTTCAATAGACCTGCAAAATGGGACACGGATTTTGGGAAATATGACAGAAGCATACATTACTTAATTAAAATAGCCATAATAACATGCACGTTCATATTGTGGTGTTTCGGATCAGGTGTCTCACTCATTGACATGTTCAACATTGGTGCATTCTTCAGCAGCGGCAGATGGTTGTACAACAAAAATGAACACTTGTGTAATATGAAATGGATCATCATAAACACTTGGTGGGCAATAGCAAAAACTGACTTCTTCACAGCTACGTTGTTTGGCAAAACATTTAGTGGAGATTGGAACACACTTTTGCTAAACTGCATGATGACGATATTTTTCATTGCATTAGTCGCCTTTTTATTTGACTTCACCGAATGGTTTGCTAGGATTCTAGGTGATGATTCAAATAATGATCTTCCAGAGGAAATGATGTTCATGACCCAACAAATTCTAACTGGGATAGGAATGGAACTGGAAATTATACCCAGAGACATCGACATACAAAGTTACAACAGTCAGATAGCACTAAAAGATACGAATGGTTTTGCATTCCTCAGTCCTTTAGATAAAAGAGCTGTTGCAAAACAGTTTTTCGTCCCAATCCCAGCCTCACAAAAAAATGTAACGAATTTAACAAAATTTCAACAAGATGTGATAAAAAATCAGAATTATGTATTCAACTTCTCAGGAGATCCAGTGGTGAAAGCTTTACAAAGAAAAAGCGTCGAGAAACACGGAATAGTAAAAAAATTCGACAGAGAGAAGTATCGTTACATAAAAAACGACAACCCGTTCAAGGCAAACAACATTCATTGTCATGAAATTTCTGAGTATAGTCTCGAAATTCTAGCAAATGTAGTTTACCAAATGTCTCCTAAAACATTAACAAAGGCTATAAATAATAATGATTTCAAGACAATTTTTTGTGACACTGAACAGTTCAACTTCATGTCAGACAAAACAGACTCTGCATTTGACTATCATCATGACTTCGAAGAGATGGTGGTGCATTTCTAGAAATCAGGAAGAGGGCTAAGTACAAGTCTCAATAATCTACAAAGAACAAAACAAAAACAAAAAACACAAAAATCTAAAAACATCAAAAAATAACAAAAGCCAAAAAACAAAATTCAGACAACAGTGGAATAAGGCCTCGCCCAAGCCCTAAACCCAGAAGTATTTTTATCAAATAAATCAATAAATAATAAAAATTCAAAAAACTCAAAAAACCCAAAAAATTCAAAAAATTCATAAAACAAAAAACAAATTTTAAAAATTTTTTCTCAACCTTTTCTTCATTCAAAAATCCAATCAAGCTAAATTAATTATTGAAATTAAATTTCAAAACAAACAAAATTAAACAAAAACAAAATCAAAAAACAAACCCATAGTTCGGTGTTCGTAACTAAATGTGGTAGGGCACCACATAAAGTTACGAACATCGAACTGGTCAGGCATCGATCCGATGGAGTAGGTGCGAACTACTCCCAACCTGCTAGCTGTTGCAACCCTTAAAGCCAAGTTTCTTGGAAAAGTTCAGCATAGAGGGTGATACTCCTGTACGTGCTTGATAGGGTTGTTCGTGCTGTTGCATTATAGAGTCGAAATGTTTGG